TCAGGATGTGTAAAGTAGAACACTTTGAGATCATCACGAAGCTTACGAGCTTCTCTAAATAATTCAACCATGTCTTTAGCAAGAATGGTAAACTTTGTATATCCAACCTCAGTTGCTTTCTCAGCCATTCTGAAGCTCATCATGTAATTACTGTCTTCTATAACTACATTCTTAATGTGTGGTGCTTTTTCAGAGATTGTCTTTAGAAGACGTGTTATCTCTACAATATCATCCACTTCTTTGTAATTTTTGTTTTCTGTGTTGTAAAGTTTGTCTGCTCCTTTGAAAGGTAATTCTTTCTTAGCTGTGTTAATGATGTACGTTTCTTTTGAATCTAAGAACTTGATTGATGTGCTCTTACCTGTTCCTGTAGAGCCAACAATTCCAATTAATTTACTTGCCATAATTTAGTTTTTTTCTTGCAAATCTACGAAAATTTCTTCAGATTTCAAAACATTTATTTTTTCTTTTAACACTTCTGGATTGTCTTTTATCTCTTGGTATATTTTTTCTATTTCTTCAAATATTCTTGAATATTTTACAGCAACACCATCAACTTTTACACAATACCAAGCACCTTCTGAATATTTTTTTTCTTCTATAATTTCTAGTTTCATATAAATTTAATTTTAGTTTGATCTAACATTGAAAGACTTTCTTTGATCTTTTTTATCTCTGCTGCCTCATTCAGACAGATGATGTGGAGATCAGCCACTTTACCTTGATAATCAAGCTTGATTGCTCTATTGAGGATTTGTGAACTCTCTTCTGCATTGTATGTAAAGTTTAGCAGAATAACAGAATCCAAGTCTCTATATGTAACACCCACCTTACCCATGGCAGCTAATGCAAGATGGTTGTGTTGTTTGTTTTGAAAGCCCAAATAAGCAGATTCATCTTTGGATTTACTGTGATAGGAAGGAATACCAAGATTATCAGCTGCTGACGTTTGTCCTGTAAATACCAATACACGTTTGTCTGATAGTTTTTCTAGCAACTTCTTTACATGGTTCATCTTTCCTAATGAGGATAGTGATAATCTGTTCCTGGAGAGAGCTAAATGCATAAAGTTAGCACCCTGTCTTTTAAGATTTTCAATCACCCATGTATATCCATCATATCTCTGCTTCTCTGTTTTAAGCTTTCCCTTTTTGTCTGGTGTCTTAACTGTATTGTCAAGTTCCACCATGTGCACTGTAATCTTATAATCTGCAAGGATACCATCTTGTATACCTTGGTCTGTAGTGTAGCAAGCTATTTCTTCAAGGTCCCATTTAGCTTTAGTTTCTTCACTAATAGTTCCAGAGAGCCCTAATGTATAATTACAATTATCCATAATGAAATGGCAAATAGCATTCTCATTGTCAGAAGCTGAATGAAACTCATCAATAATGAAGAAATCAAAACATGAATCCTCATACTTTCCTAATGAGCTAAAGTTTACAAATGTGATGTTGGGATTGTCATATCCCCACAACTTACACTCATCCATCCAAGTTTGTTTAAGCTTGTTATCTGGATAGGCTATCAGGATTGTGCAATCATATTGAAACAGCCTTTCAAGAAGATTGATTGTAGTTTTACACTTACCAAATCTCATTGCAAGGTTGTAATAACCTCTGTCATGTAATCTAAATAAATGTTCTCCCTTATCTACAAACTCTTTTTGTAACTCATCCTGTTTTGTCATTGTTTAATTTTTTCCAATTATAAAACAAACACTCCAGAAACACCATTCTAAATTAATTGCTACATACTTATCATATCTATCAATACTGTTAAGTATTGAAACTGTCGGTATTAAAACCACTTGCCAAAAACTATCCTTCTTATTTGGGAAAGTGTTAAAACCTGTTACTTTTAAATTCATAATATTTATTTGTTTAGAAAAAATGATTTATTTGTTACGTTCTCATAATCAGCATCTGTCATATCTTTTTGTCTTGGAAGTTCTTTGAATATTCCTAATTGACCAAGAAAACCAAGTCCAATTCTTAAATCATCTGATCCATAACTATTCTTAATTAGTCTAAGACTTCTGAAATACTTAGCTCCATATTCATCTTTTAGTTTATCTAAAATATATCCTGAAGGATCTGACACTTTATACCTAATAGGATCAAATAACGCTAATACAACATCAGCATCATTTTGTGTAGAAGAGCTCTCACTAAAATCTTCTAATTGAGGTTCTACATCTCCATTCTTAAGTCTCATAGGATTGGAAATAGATCTATTGAACTGACTAACAACAACTGGTGTATACCCAAAGAAGTCTCTTGCATACCTTAGCTCATCAGACATCTTATCAATAGCATCCTTTTTTGTTGGTTGAGCAGATGTTGTTTTTAACAAGCCAATGTGATCTATAACAACAATTGTTATTGTATTCTCATCATTAGGAACATAAACCTTATTATACTCATCAAGCTGTTCAATGCGCCCATTTTGCAAAGCATGCGCCTTTAATTCCTTAGCAATACCTACAGGATTCTCTGGACCATCAATAATTTTAATGACATCAGACATATTGTTAATATAGTCTTCATACATTAAAAAGAGATCGTGCTCATCGTTAGTCATCTTATCAGTCCAACCTAATAGTTTAGAAACAGGAATTATAACTCCCTGATCCAAGAAGATTTTACGAGACACCCATTTAGCAAGTTTGTATGTTCTACTCCTCTCCATTGATCTATATATTATGCAAATCTTGACTTTTGGGTCTTTTTGCATAGTATACCAGTCAAATGGATTAAGAACAAATGCATCATCTATAAAGGATGTCTTACCTGAACCTGTGTTACCACCTACAAGAAAATACATACTCTTTCTAATACCTATATGTTTATTGAGTCTGTTAAACCCCATAGGTACACCATCATTTCTTCCTGATAGTCCTTTGTCCACTTCTAATTTTAAATTATCAAAGCTCATAATTAATAGTTTGGTCCTACAATTTCACTATATCTGTATAGATCTGTGAAGTAATCTTCCTCTTCTTCAGTGAAGGGATTTACAAAATCTTTATCAAGCATGTCTGCCTCTTCTCCATCTATTTCTACACTGTACACCCAAGGAATACCTAAACATCCTCTATGTATAGTCATAGTGTCTTTACCTTTGAAGACTAATATGTCTCCACCAAGTGTTTTGTATTGTAAATTCATATATCTGTACCTCCTGTATTAATTTGTTCAACAACTTTGATTCCTGCTCTAACAAGCTCAATGAAAGGCTCAAATGTTCTCTGATTTAAATATGTAAGACTGTTTTGCATGTATGTTAGCTTGTTAGTCTTTTCTTTAACAGAGTTCATTTTCTTTTGGTCTGTTTCAAATTTAAGAGCATCAACTAGCTCCTGAACAGTGTATTCTCCTTCTTCAAGAATATTGTTAAACTTCTTCTTACAATCTTCTTTTTTTGTTCTAAGACTTCTTGTTCCAGAGAACATCTTTCCTCCATAAGAAAATGTATCAGTTCCTGGATAGGTCTTCCACCATAGGTCAAACCCATCTATAATCTTCTTCCTTGGAACTTTTGTTTCTTCACTATTTTCATCTTCTTCAGTTGTAAACTTAATTAGTTCTTTTCCTGTAAGAGTGATTTTTTGTTCTTCTGTAATAAGCCCTTTTCTATATAACCCTTGGTAAAGAGTCTCTAGTTTTAGAGACCCCTTACAAAGAGATTTAACATCTTCTCCTTTTTCTATCTGTAACAACAAATAAAGCTGATCTAATGTAAATCCACCATTATGTAATTGGTGAAACTTTTGAAATGTTATTGTATTCATTTGCATGTATTTTATCTTCGTTGATTATCAATATCTTAGCAGCAAGAATTTGTTTTTCTTCATTAATTTCCTGTCTAAGGAGTTCCATCTCTTCCTGCAAATATATGAAATCTTTGAGACTTTCTCTTTCCCAATCTTCATTAATCATAATAATTGTTTTAATTATTCAGCAGCATAACCAAAGAAAACATAATGTCCATCTTTCTCTGTTGTAGAAGTTTTGTATGTAATTTTAGCCACTTCACAAGAACCTTTCTCAAGCTTCTTTTCCATAGATACATATGTACGATTTAGTGTCTTTTCTGTATAAGCTCTAGCAGCTTTAACAGCATCACCTTTTGTGTCGTATGAACCTAATTGGTTATCATAATTGTACACAACATACTTAAGGACCCACTTCTTTGTACCAGGAGTTACAATATGCTCCACTTCTGTTTTAGTTTTGTTCTTGTTCTCTACAGGAGGATTTGTACAAATGCAAAAGCAATCATACTTGTTTCCATCCTCAAGTTTTTCATGAATGAATCTGTTAAGATCTTTTCCACTTCTCTTCCATTCATTAGTGATGTCTCTAAATCCTGGAACTGTGCTAATAGTTCCATTATAAGAATCATGACCATACTCACTAATTGCTTGATCTTGTAATCTTGTAAATACTTGTTGTGCAGATTTTCCTCTGCCTGATTGTTGAAATGAACATGCTCCCATTGTTATTGTTTTAAATTGTTAAATCAGGAACATATTCCTGCTAAAATTGCTATGATAAAACTTATAATTACTAATGCTATAAAAGCAAAAGTCCCAGAATCTTCTATCTGGGACCTTCTTTTTCCTTGTTCCATATGTTTTAAATTTGTCCTATAGGTTCTAACATAATATATGATTCGTAAATCTTATAGTCTATTTTTCCTATTAGGTTGAGAAATAAGTGTAAATGATCGATGTGATGATATCCAAACTCTCTTGAAAATTCATCCATGAAAGTAATTCCATTCTGATCATCTTTTGCTTGTAAGATTATTTCTTGTTCATCTTCATGTTGTGAATATAAAGTGTAAACACCAGAATCTTCTGTAAATGTAAGCACCATGTTATCAGAGCTCAAGATCTTGTAAGTTTTCATCATTGTTTGTTTTAAAGTTATCAATACGAAGTCCAAATTGAAGATTAAACAAGCCAAATATACCTTCAGCTCTCTTCTTGTTGCATTTAAATATTTTCTTTATAAGAGGAAGAGCATAAGCTCTAAATTGCTCATGCTGTTCCTCTGTCATGGTCCATTCACTGTACCATTTTTCTGTTTTAATAGCTTCAGCAATTGTTCTACCAACCATATTAAGTTGATAGTCAACCAAATGATCTGCTATTGTCTCTCGATTAATTTTCATACATTATGCGTATTTATACGCAAATATACGAAAAATTATTCTAAAACAAAGAAAGTTGATCTGGATTGACAACAACATTTCTTTTTTTACCCTCTGTTAAGATTTTATGTACAATTCTGTTTGCTCGTTCTATATAATATTCGTAATTAATGTTATCTAGAGGATGATCAGGCTTGAGATGATTGCATACATGCATCACCCATTCACCTGCTTCCACTTGACTTATTTCTGCTGCGTTAGTTTCACATCCTTCATTCTTAACTTTAAGTAGTTTCTCTCCACTTTTAGATAC